TTTAGCCGTGACCTCCACGTTTCATCTAAACAACTCCCCTTCATTCCGGGAGAGCCTGTCTACTTCGGTATCGACTTCGGCCATACCCCGGCGTGCGTGATAGGACAGCCCGAGGGTCCGACCATGCGCGTCAAGGCGTCACTGTGCGCCATGGGGGCGGGTATCCAGCAGCTATTCGAGGATCAGGTGATACCGTGGCTAGGTAGGTTTGCACCTTGGGTGCTTAGACATCCCGACGACTACGCCTTCATAGGCTACGACCCGGCCCAGGGCAGCATGGAGAAGCCCAAGGGCAGTGAAGCAGACATCGACAATGCGGCTCTGGTGATGATCCAGCAGATGCTGGGCGGAGGGTGGTTTGAAAGCGGACCTGTCCAGTGGGAGATAAGAAAGAATATCCTGGTCCAGATATTCAACCGTAGGTCGGGTATCACCGTCGAAGATAATGCCTACACCCAGGACTTGATAAAAGCACTCGACGGACGCTGGTACTATGCCAAGTCGCACCTCGGCGAGCTGCGCAGCGACAAGCCCAAGAAGCCCAACCATCCCCATGAGGATATAGGCGATGCCTTTATTTATCTCTTGGCTAGGTGGGGTGTGCCGGGAATGAATGAGAATGCCGGTCGCCCGCTCAAGGTGTTGACCAACCTTAATCAGGACGACCGGCAACCATCACTTCGGTTTTAGGATATTCTTGCACGCCGGGCACTTCTTGGGCTTGGGCACCCTCGGCACCCACTTCCAGCCGCAGCGCGGGCATGTGCGCGACCAGCGGTCATCGGAGTCATCATTCTTTGGCATCTGTGCTCTCGAAGGCAAGCGTCAATGTCTTATTCGGATTGCCTTTGTCATCCTTGGTGCCGTACTTGTATTCCATCTCGACAATCTTCAATAGCTTTCCGCCTGCGTTGCAGCTTGCATTGCCGACGCCGGGTGAAACTTTCCCCTCGACTAAATCAGACATCATTGCCGCCATGAAGTTGGCGAAGTCTTTCGAGGTGTTTAATCCCTTGCGGGCAATCGCTAGAGAGCGAGGCTGTTCGGATTCCGTAGATACTTCCTTATTTTCCAGATCAGTTGTCTTGTTTCTTGCAGACATTTTTTGTCCTCCTTGATTTTATATTGTGCTTCAAGAGCCGCTATTCGTGCTTGCCAAATACCTTTCTTCTTCTCTTGTTTTATTCGATATTCTTCCCTCCATTTCCGTAACCGTTCGGCGTAAACGTATGATTCTCCGCCGAGGCAGTTATATCTGTCATTATCATCGCCTTTACGTTTGCCATGAGCGGTTCTATCCCACCTCGTTGGCGGCGCACCACATATTCTGCAACGCGGTCTTTTGGGAATAACTCGCAAAATATCACGCCAGTAAAATAATCCGCGTTGATCCATCTGATAGGAATACACGCAAGGAATAATAGATTGCAGGTATCTGTAAGTGTTAAAGTGGACTTTAAGAGATTTACGATCAATGCCGGAAAAGCGTGTGTTGTCGTAGTTAAATGTAGCTAGCCATTCTTTTTGAATGGGCCAGTTTATCGCGTGACCGTAATACTGTTCAAGAATGTCATTCCACCTATCTCGTACTAAACAAATTTTTAAGTTCTTTCTCACGAGATCATCTACTTTGTCATGTTCGCTTGTGTATCCTAGCGTGTATCGTATTTTATACCTCGCCCGATTGATCTCGATTTCTAATTCCTTGATGATCGGTTCGTGGGTTCGCTTTATAAATTCCGCGTCGAACATTAGTGTTTTCTATTCTCCATCATAAAGAAAGTCAACAAGTATTATAGGGCACTTGTGCCCGACGCTTGACAACCAAGCCTAAAAGCGAGTAATGGTTCTTAGGAGTACCCCGCCCATGATGCTGAAAGATATGTTCGTCGGCGCCGATAAGCCGAAGATACCCAAAGCAAAACCCCCGCCGTCCACTTCCAGCACTCAGATACAAGCCGCAGAGAATGACGCCCGGCGCCGGGCCATGCTGGCGCAGGGGCGCTCCTCCACGGTGATAGGCGGAAGTAACTTGGGCAACGTCGGATGAATTTACCCCAAGCCATCGCCAAGAATTACGAAACGCTCAAGGCGGAGCGCGTCAATCTTGACAACATTGTCCAAGACATCATCGACTACATAGCGCCGTTCTACAAAGACGTGGAGCGCACCAGGGCGCCAGGCGAGAGACGCACCCGAAAGATATTTGACTCGACAGCGACCTACGGCTCTTTCATTCTCAGCCAGTTTATCCAGGGCGCCGTGTGCAACTCGGCTACCCGCTGGTTTGGACTCGGGCATTCAGACCCGGAAATAAACGAGGACTCAGATGCCGCTAATTGTCTCAAGGACTGGACGACCGCAATGCTGCTCGCCTTCCGGCGCAGCAACTTCTACCAAGGAAATGGACAGGCGATAAACTCATGGATCAACATGGGCAACGGCCCCTTACTCTGCGAGATGGTACCGCAGACTAGAAGCGGTCTTAACCAGCTTCGTTACACGGCCATCCCATTTGGCAGTTACGTCATGTGTGAGGGACCGGACGGAAAGATAGATACCTTTATCCGGGAAGTGACCATCAAGCTGGTCAATGCGCACAAGATGTTCGAGGAAGACGGCGGGGTAAACTACGGCTTGTCCGACGACCTTAACCGTCAACTCGACAAGACCCCCTACCGTGACGTGACGTTTCTACACTCCATCAGTCCAAGGGAAAACCTCGAATACTCCGGCACTAAACTCAAGAAGTCCAACCAACTACCATGGGCGTCGTGTTGGGTGGAGAAGGAAAAACTCCGGCTGGTGCGCGAGTCGGGCTACCGACTGTTTCCCGTGGCGGTAGCACGTTACGACTTGATAGCCGGTGAGCCTTACGGACGTGGACCTAGCGAAATGGCGTTACCCGACGCGAGGACGATGAATGAAGCCGACAAAAAAGAAATGCTCATGTGGGATAGACAACTCGATCCCCCAACGCTTAGCAAACGAAATAGTATCATTAACGGAATTCTTAATAAGCGAGCCGGCGGAGATACCGTGGTCACTGACCCTAACAACTCCGTTCGGCAGCTATTCGACCAGCCTAACTGGCAAGCCGATGACCTTATGCGAAAGCGCAAAGTTGAGCAAATCTTACGAATCTATCATGTCTCAGAAATTCTCAATCTACTCAGCCGCGAGAAACCCGAACTCACAGCCTTTGAAACCAACGCAAGACTTAACCTACTCCAGCAAATCCAAGGTCCGGTATATTCCCGCCTTGAACAGGACTATCAAAGCGTAGTCATCAACGTCACCCTAGACAACATGGCGCATGCGGGGATGTTGCGCGAACCCCCCGATGTGTTGAGGCAAGGCTCGGCAGACGGGGCACTGGCGGTCAGTTATGAATCGCCTCTTGCGCGTGCAGCTCGCAATCAGGAAATTACTGATTTGCAGCAGTCCGTCGCCGACCTTGCCGGCATCCAGCAGTTTGACCCGCAGGTGCTACAGCTTGTCGACTTTAAGAAAGTATCACGCAAGCTATTCGAGATTCGCGGCACCCAGGACATGCTGATAAGCGAGTACGAGTTCAACCAGAAAGTCACCAAGCTACTCGCGCAGCAGAACGCCGAGAAGATGGCGATGCTCGGCATGGGTGCGGCTAAGGCGGCGGGAGATGTGGCGCCGTTCCTCAAAGTCACACGCGAAGGCGCCAGCGGAGGACAGGCAGCGGCATGAAGGTATTTTGCGACTACTCGATACTGCCCGGCAGGACGCCTCAGTTAATGCCGTATCAACTCTTTTTGAAGATAGACAACCGTGGCATGAGTCAGTGTTATGACCATGAACCGACGCTCAAGGATGTAGTGGAATTTATCAACCAGTGGGATAAGCAGCTTGAAGAAGCGGCAGCGTAAAATCAGGCTCACTTATGTCGAGCGCACCCCTGAGCAAATCGACGAGGCAATACGGGCGGCGGTATTCCAGGGCGGTGTGTTGTGGGATTATTTCAGCACTATTATTTCAGAGGACGTGGAGGGCGCTTCGGAATTTGAGCGCGGCATGGCTGAAGGAATGCGCCGGCTATCGCGCACCATTCTGACTATTGCCATGAGTAGGACGGCTGTCTTAGTCAAATTGAATGAGGAGATGTAATGCCACTGCCAGATGATATAGTGCAGAGTCTACCCGAGGAACTACGCGGCAGTTCGGCAGTCCAAAAGTACAACGATGTCGGCTCGCTGGTGAAGGGCTTCAGTGAAATGGAGTCCTACCAGGGCCGTTCGGTAGCGATACCCGGCAACGATCCCAAGGAACTCGAAGCCTGGAAAACTCAGCACTTGCCGAAACTCCAGCATGTCTTCGCCGACCGTATGCCGCCGGCAAAAGCCGACGACTACGAGTTTAAGTTCGACGGCATGGCCGATGAAGTCATCAAGTCCGACAAGACCCTTGGCATCTTCCGCGAGCAGGCGCACAAGCTAGG